ACCGCGCCCGTTCCCGTGGGAAGATCAGCAAGGCTCTCGCCCCAGGGATCGTCCCCCCAGCCTACGCCAGATGCATTCCAGCCTTGGAAGGCAACAATGACGTCAGCCACATCCGCTCCTCATCAGGCAATGCGGATGATGGCATTGGTTGCGTCAGCAGTTGGGAAAATAATCGTAAACGTGCCGCTGGTAGATGTCTTTGCACCGCCAAAGTCCAAAACGCAAACAGTGGGGTCGCCCGCAGCCGTGTCGTTGTAAATTAACGCGCCAAAGGCCGTAATAGTCGCACTGGTAAACGACAAGTCAGCAAAGTCCGTGAACGCAGTAGTTCCCGTGGACGTGGGCGTGACGTTGGTCAACGAACCGCCGCCCGCTGCATACGTGCCCGATGCAGCCACCTCGTTGGTGGCCGTGTAGGCGGTCGTTGCTGCAGTGAACGATGCACTGTTGTCGTACAAAGCCAGCTTGAACGTGTTGCCCGTGCTGGTTGTGAAATTGTGTACACCTTTCATCAACTCCACTTTGAAACTGGTGCACATGAAATTGCCTGAAAATGCCATTTTTAATCTCCTAACAAATGAACCAAGTTGGGGTGACCCGCCTCGCGCAGGCGCAGGGCGATAGTTGCTCGGTCCTGTTCAACCGCCTCTCTCAGGTAAAACGCCACGACTTGCTTGACGTTCTCTTTAAAAGCTCTTGCCTGGGCCTGCACCGAAGGGTGCGACTGATCACCTACATAGATGATTTTGTCAGCGGCGCGGTTGGCCAGTTCCTCTGGAGTCCAGCCACGCGATTGCGTGGTTTGGACAAAGACGCTGCCCGCATTGGTGGAAAGTGATGGGGTAATCATGGTCCAGGTGAATCCGATTTAAGTGGAATGCGAAGCATACCGTCACGATACTCGTCACGGCGGCGGCGACCCTGCTGCTCAGTGCCCAGACCTTGGATGGCTTCCTTGTACGCATTGCGAAAGTACGCCATCATGTCGGTGGGCCCTTTGGTGTAGCTGTAAGCCTGAATCAAGCACGCGTACAACAACGCCTCGGGGGCATTATTGCTGATCCAAGTGGTCGAATTGGCCGACGACAGCTGTGTTGGACGATAAATGTAGCCCAGCTCCACGCTGTAGCTCTGATTCGGCGTGGGTGCAATGTAGAACGTGTTCTGGTCCCACACGGCATAGTACTTGGGCGTGCCTTGCGTGGTGCCGTTGGCCCAGTACTCTTTCATGAAGGACGTGTCCCTGAAGTCCAGGAACAACTGATCACCACTGGTGGGCGTCAGGATCAGGTACCGATGCGTCAAAAGGTCAGTAGGGGCAGTCAGGAACCTGTTGCCCTGGGTCATGCTGCCTGTCACCTCGAGCTTGAAGACGTCCAGGTCAATCTCGCGAAGAATCTGGTTCTCCGCCATGGTAATGAAGGTGTCTATTACCGCACTGGTAAACACGTTACTGTTCACCTCAGTGTAGTTTCGGATGTTGGTGACAAGCTCGTTGTAGGTCATGTAATGCTCACAGTCACTTTGCCAACAACGCCTTGCGCGATGAGCGCTTGGTCTTGGATGTACGGCTGCATGTTGGTGCCGCCTCGAACACTGCCAAAACTTTGAAATGCCGTAAAGCCTGGCGCGCCCACAAAAACAGATACGGGCTCGATGCGATCGGGACGCGGATCGCGCAATGCAATGGCGTCGCCGTTGTAGCGAAGCGGCTCGAGCTGGGGTTCTTTCGGCTCGTAGTCATCCGGGCACACCATAAACCCCCGCCAGTTCTTGCGCAGGTTGTTGTACTTGTACCGCTGCCCGCAGTAGTCGCACAGTCCGTAGGAATATATGCCGGTTGCAAAGGCCATGTCATACCCCCAGGTCCGGTACAAACTGCACGCTGGCGGTGTCCCGATCCTCCATCGCCGCGCGAAGGAAATCCTCTTCGTAGATAGACTTCAAGGCCGCAACTCGATCAGCAGCGAACTTGAGTGCCAGGTAGTACGCCAGGCCCGACGCCAAGCATGGCAAAAACCTGAAATTGACGTCGGAAGTGTTGGTGTACGCGCCGGCGTCTTGAATGCGA